TGCTGCGGTGTTGTTAATATGGCTAATATACCACCATTTTTCGATTATGTGGTTTGACCAGTTACCTATACGACTTAGGCATAAACCTTTTAGCCAATTTTAAATCTTTCTCGCTATCGCCAGTTGGTTTTACGCCGTTACGCTCAAGCAAGGCGATTAATCCTGGCGACGATGCTTTGCCTGTGTTTTTGGTCATTTCTTTGCCTTACTTAGTTTCTTTGCTTGCTTGATAGCCTCCTTAAAAAGCTTGTCAGTGCCTTTTATCTGGCTGTGCTCCCACTTGGTCGCTAATGGGTTAGCTATGCTATCAGCTTGGTTCTGAGTGGCTCCGTTAGCCTTGGCGATGGCGATAAGTTGGTTTTTAATCCAGTCGCGTGTCATAAGTTCACCCATTCCATTTTAGAGTTGTACATTCCACAAAAAGAGTAAACCTTAAACGGCAGCGTTCCACCTGTTGTAAGCGGTATTTTTTCGCCGTCAAAAGGGCCGCCAATACACTGCATCTTGAACTTTCTTGGCTTTCTTTTTGTTGCTGACTTTCTTTGAGATATAAAGCTGCTGCCCTTCGACATATTTCTGAAAGATCGAGAGCATACGGTATCTCTTCTTCTTAGTTTAATCATTCTGAACCCCTTTAGCCGTAAATAGCCGACCGTTGTAAACATGATGCCGCTCGCCTTTCTTGTCGGCGATGTAGCGTCTTACTGTATTTCTGTCAACGTTAAGCTCAAGCGCCGCTTTTGATTGGCTGCCTAGCTCAACGGCTAGTTGGTAAACTGTTTTCATAATCCCCTCAATCATAAAACTCATGTGGAACCAGCGAATAATGCGCACCGTCACCGCCATTCTGCCCGATTGCGTCAATGCGTGACTCGTCGGGCCATGTACATTCCATCGCAAATTTCTTTGCATACTCCATAGCCTCAGTGCGAGTCAAAAAGTTATCGAATATGCAGTCAATCATTTCTTCTACTTCTTCTGGTTTGATGTGGTAAATCATACTTCCTCCGGTGGTTGTGGTAGGGGCATCCAGTGAGTTACAGAGCCTTCAAAATCTAGATCAATGTCAGACATGTCATAATTAACATCAACATTGGCCGGTCTGAAGTAGCTATATCCTTCAAGATAGGCCACAGCCATATACTTGCCATCAGTAACAAGTACGTCTTTATTTTGCTCTGGCCTTCTGTCAATAATTTTAATCCACTCACAAAGCACTGGAAATTCCAAATCACCTACGCGGTTTGTGCGTTCGACGCGACCCAAAAATAACGAAGACATATCTTCATCAATCAGGCTATTGCTCCACCCGATCATATATGCCTCACGCAACAGCGCTAGTAGTTGTTGTTTTGTCATTTCTTTACCTCCAACGCATTATCAAAAACCTTAAACCACTTGCACCCATCAACATTAGGATCACAAAATATAAGCGTGAAACTTTCACCCTTGTAGATGTGCTTTTTATAGAACCTCTGCTCGTACACCTCGTCAGAGTAGAAATTCCCATGGCCTGATTCGTATTCTTCCATAGAATCAGCATAGAAAACCTCGTCGCCATCACATGACCAGTAATAATTAGAGCAGTCACTTACCGCGTACTCAACCCAATCAGGCGTTAGCCCTACGTGTTCAAACAATGCGGCTTTAGCTTTGAGGTAGCTTTTTAAAACATTCATAATTTCCCCTCCATTTCCTACAATATACCATCTCTACGCGCCAAGGTGGTTTGACCAGTGGCGCGTGTATCTTTCATTGCTTGTAAAAGTTTGTCCTGTGTCGCGTCTTTCATTTGCAATACATCAATAACCCGTTCGTCTAAAAACTTGGCTTTGTTTTCGTCGTCAGACTTGGCTACTAGGTGGATTATTCGCGTTGGTTTTGTTTGCCCTTGACGGTAAAGCCTGGCGTTAAACTGTTGGTATAATTCAAGTGACCAATTAAGCCCAAACCATACAGCAAGTGACCCGCCTTTTTGAAGGTTCAATCCGTGACCCGCTGATGCCGGATGCGCTAAAAGAATTTTAATTTCACCGCGATTCCATTTGTCGATTGTTTCGGTTGACTTGTCAAGTTCAACCGCTTCGGGAAAAGCTTTTTTAATCCGCACCAGATCAGACTTAAAATTATAAGCGACTAGCATTGGTTCGTCGTTACACTCTACAATTTCCTCAAGTGCTTTTATTTTTTCGTCGTGGACCAATGACCAATTGCGTTTTTCATCGGTATAAACTGCGCCGTTACACCACTGTAAAAGTTTACCCGCGAGCGCCGCAGCGCTAACCGCTTCGATTTCTTCACCGTCAATCTCCGCTAAAAGCTCACGTTCAAAATCACGATATTGTCTTATCACTTTCCCGGGCAATGTAACATTGACTACACTGTCGATTCTTTCGGGTAGTTCTAAATAGTCCTCAGCTTTCATTGACAAAGTGAACGGTTTTATTAATCCGTGGATCCTTTCGTCTGACCCCTGGCGCGGCGTAAAGTTGTATCCCATATAATCAGATTCAAAGAAACGCTGTTTATAATTACTCATTGTTTTACCCAACGATTGACCGAAGTCGATTAAGTAACATTGGGGCCACAAATCGAGTAGGCCGTTGGGTGAAGGTGTACCAGTGAGCAAAACCATATACTCAGTTGCGGGTAATATCTTTTTTAGCGCTTTAAAGCGTTGCGATGATTGGTTTTTAAAACTACTTGATTCATCAATAACAACGAAGTCAAACGGCCAATGTTTACCGTAATATTCAACCAGCCATTTAACGTTTTCCCGGTTAATACAAACAACGTCAGACGATACTGTTAACGCGCTTATGCGTTGTTTCTCTGTGCCTGTTGCTCTGCTAACTTTCAAGTGTTGTAAGTGTTCCCAATTAGAAACCTCTTTATGCCAAACGCTGTTCGCTACTCGCAACGGAGCGATGACCAGCACTCGGTTAGCGCCGAAACCGTCTAGTATGTCACTTATTGCGGTTAACGTTGTTACGGTCTTACCTAGACCCATTTCGAGCATAAGAAAGACGCGTTTATTGTCGAGAATAAAGTTTACACCTTTGTTTTGATAGTCGTGAAGGTTATCCCGTGAAAGCATTAGCGTCCTCCACGTTGTCGATAACTACCACTTTCACACCCAACGCCCTACGCTTTGCGTGATCCTTTTCCTGCAACTTCGTTGGCTTTTTGCCAGGGGCTTTCAACTCAACCAGCATCATAGGTTTACCCGGCAAAGTCACAAGTCTGTCAGGCACAGCGCGATTATTCACACTTACAAATTTTTCGCACAGTCCGCCCAATTCTTTTACGCGTTTAACTAATGCTCTTTCTACATCACGCTCTAACATATCCAACCTCCTGCAAAAGCTTTTTGGCCATATCGATGTATCGGGAGCGGTCAATATCAGTAGGTAATATGTCTGGTAAATCCATTAATGGTTTACAGCCGTCAGACTTTGAAACTTTATTGCCGTTTTTTGCATAATCAATCTGCGCGGTGTTTTCAAAGTCGTCACTATAGTAAAAGCGAACAGCTTTACCTAAATAGCGCCCTTTCCATTCGGCTCCGCCTGTTACACGTCGAACCACAACGAATTTCGTAACATCGTCACATTCGTTTATGGTTTGCTCGATTGGTACACCGTTAGCCAAAAAATTAGCCACTGCGTCAAACGCGATTAGGCAATCTGGGTTTTTTGATAACCCACCCCCGGCAAAAGCGCCTTTTCGTTTAGCTTCGCCGTCTGTTGTCACCGCAATATAAGTATTAACGTCACGGCTTGCAATACAGCGGTAATGTGTTTCTTCTAACTCGTAACTGGTTTCAAGCATCCAATCAAAAGCAATGTTACGTAAATCGTCAAGTCGGTCTTTTTTAGCATAGATGACTACGCCGTCAGTGTTCGCGCTAACCACGCTTATTCCTTCCAGCTCAAGTTTTTCTATTAACATGAGTAAAGCTAACTGACCGGTAATGGTGGTTTGAATTAATAGGTCAGGGGCGTAAAGCGCAGACCACTTTGAACCAAGTTTACCAAACGAACCATTGACGCAAATCTTTAGCGTATCGGCCGTCACCTTATCGCCTTCACGTTTAGCCTGTAATCGCCTAGTAACGATAGACTGGTACACTTCAAGGAACGGTTGACCTAAACTTTTAGGGGCCAACTGTTGTTGCAATATAATTGATGGGTAATAGCTGGCAACGTCGCAGTCCATCAATAAATGTTCTTTGTCAGCGTAAATATATTGGCTTTTCTCGCAGCTATGTAGCCCACCAATGCCCATATTGTATTCGCTGTTACCAATTTTAATCTTAGCGTCTGCCAATTCTTGTGGCATCTTAACGCTACCGTTAGCGCCAAGTGTAAAATCAAGCGTCAACACTTTCTTGAATATGGCTTTTAGTTGTTCGGTTTTGAAACTGATTATTTCTGGGTTACGGTATCGAAACGTTATACCGTTCGGCAATTCGGTTTTACCGTAATAATCACCGGTCATCTTTTGCAACTCAGACTTAATGACTGTTTCGGCTATCTGTGCATCTGATTTACTGCGCAAATCAACATCGTATTGTTCGGACATTGAAACACGTAACGCAATTTGCTTTTCAAGCTTATTGTATAAAAGCGCTGTTGTTTCTAGGTCATTAACGCAATAGTTTCGCATCAATTCGCGCTCGCCCGGGGAGATACTTGCGTCAGGTTGTATCGGCAAATCTTGGAGTTTTGGGGCGTGAAGTCTGCCACCATAGATTTTAAGGCTGGACTGACCCGGGGCGACTTCTATAAGATCAATGTGATCCCAATTACGCGGAATATGTAAACCCAAGTCTTTACATATCGCCCATGACGGCCGGTTACTTTTAATAATTTTATCGGCCAGTTTCTTAATCTGTAAAACGCTGTAACCTTTAAGTGCGGCAACTAAAATCGGCAAATCAAAACTGTTACCGTTAAAACTGATGGTCGTGCAACGTGTGAGTATTTGTTTTATTGTAGCAAGGTCTAAATTTTTACCGTCAAACGCTTCAAAGTGCCTAACGTTACCAGTTTCGATATTCAGGCAGGAAAGAAGAAAATAATCGCGATACGTTTCTGTATCTATTACTATTTTTTGCATGACAGGGGTATCCTGTTAAAAAAGGCCGCTCATAGGCGGCCAGTTAAAAGACAAAAGTTTATACTAAATCGTCTAAACCGTCGTCATCATCGTCAAACATATCAAAATCATCTTCGCTGGCTGTTGTACCGTCACCAAACGGTTCACCGTCTTTGAAGAATTGAACACCTAACAAATTAGCGTTAACACGTTTGCCGTACTGGTTGTTTTGAAACCACAACTCAACAACAGCGTTAACGTAACAACCAGCGTAGAGACGTTCGTCATCTTCGGTTAATGGTGACTTGTCTTTGTCGATAATCATCGGACGTTTACCGTTGGACGCCTTGAACGACATACAACCCTGATAACCGTCATACTCAAAATCGTCGCCGTCTTTCAGACAGATTTTGTCAGAAGGTAGCTTTGACGTTTTAAAGTTTTCTTTGATGCCGGCCGCAATTTGCTTTTCGATAGCAGCGATAACATCGGCATGAGCTTTCTTATCCAAAAGGAAAGTTGCTTCATACTTACCTACGTTACCGTCAAATGATGCTTTCTGAAAAAGCGAAGGGAATGAAAGACGTACATTGTTTAATTTAATTTTAGCCATTTTACTTTTTACCTTATAAGTTGAATTGTCATTGTTGACGGTTTAAGCATAGCTTAACTTTTTTAAGTTAGCAAGCGTCAAAATCGTCTGTTGTGATATTTATTGCAGGACGCTTGTCTGACTCTGGCGCTAACGTAGGTTTGCCAGGCGGCTTAATCACAAAATCCTCAATCAAGGCTTTATTCTTTTTGCCAACCAGCTTTTCGGCTTGCGCCACAGAAACAAACTTTTTAGTGTAGAGTTTGTCGTCATCATAACCGTTTTCGCTAAGCACCTTTTGCGCTTCTTCTTCATCTTGCCACTGACGTAAACTACGACCCTCGACAAGTTTGTAACCATCGAAAGGTTCACCGGCTTGCAACTTCTCAGTGATTAGCTTTTCAACGGACGAGAGCCAACCTTCAATCAATTTTTTGTGTGACATTACCAGAGCCAAATGTTTATCGGTTAACGCGTCAACGTTTTGCACTGATGCCGGTGACATATCATCAAACATGACCATTAACGCCTTCTCGGTCATTTCTTTTTGCTCAGGGCAGCGAGGTTTGAATTTACAGAACTGGCATTGTTTTTCGCCTGGCACACGTGGCGCGTCATCGGTTAAGCACAAACGCGCCTGTTCTTTAACGGTTTCTGCCCATTTCAAAAGGTCGCTAACTTTAATTGACCATTCATCGATGTGATCTAAACGCGGTTGGACAATCGCAATTTCGATTAAGTCGATGTCGTAAATCATCCCGTAATCTTCAAGCGCACCCAACGCGTAAAGCATGGCCTGACTATTGTTATCAGCGTAAACCTGAACACCTTTACCATATTTTAAGTCGATGACGCGTAAAACGCCGTCTTTCTGAATAATTAACGCGTCACAAGTACCGAAGCCCTCCGGTACGTAATCGCTAAAGTCTACACGCACCTCGTAAAAGTGTTCGCCACTAAACGACCGCACGTAATCAACATACTGTTGAACGTAATCAGCCATTTCGCGTGACACTTCCAATCCGTTGAACGTTTGACCAATCATTGATTCAGCGTAAACACTATTCAGTAAACAATGCTCCGCCAACTCGTGCGCCGCCGTGCCTTCGGCCGCTGCCGGTGAATCATAATCGGGTAAACCTTGCTCGGCTTTTATACTGCCCGGGCAATTAAGCCAACGGTGTGAACCGCTGGCGGACAGTTTTGCATGAGCAGTCATTACAGCGCATCCAGTTTAGTTTTAAATTCAGCCAGGCTTTGTTCAGCTAAGTCGCCAACTTTATTGGCGCTAAATTCATCAAGTAGCGCTTTTACTTTAGGCTTATTGACCTTTACGTCTTTACGCACGAACGCCAGTACCGCGTCCTGAACGTCTTTATGCGTTAAGCTTTGCTCAGTGTCGGCTTCTGGCTTTTCGCTTTGCTCAGGTTCGCTTTCTTGCGTTTCAACTGCTTCGGCAGGTGCTTCCTGTGTGAATTGTTCAACAGGGGAAGTTAACCACTTTTCAATGTTACCGTTAAAAGCGTTAATTGATTTTGTTTGTGCGTTTACAGCTTCGATTAATGCGTCAATTTTAGATTCTAAAGACATTCTATTTACCTTTTATGTTTATGGTTGATTCATTTTAGCGTTTAAGCTAATCTTAAATATACACATTAAGCATAGGTTAAACAAGATGGATTTAGAAAAAGTTTTTAATTGGTTTGGCGGTAAGAAACGAACGGCTGAAGCCTTGGACGTTGACGCGGCAGCTGTCAGTCAATGGATTAAGCTTGGTTATATACCACCGGCTAACGCGCTTAAAGTTGAGCGTATAACGAAAGGTGAGTTTAAAGCCATTGACCTGAGTAAACAATAAGGAGTTGTGATGGTGGATGTTCAAGTTTTCCCTGTCCGCATGGTACGAGACAGCAAAAAAGACAAGTGGCATAAAAAACCAGCTATACCTAAAAACACAGACTGGCACGATTACCGGGCAACACCTGACGAAATACAGCGGTGTAAAAATATCGGTATTGTGATACCACCGGGCCTAATCTGCATCGACGTCGATACACAAAAAGGTGTTGAGCTTGACGCAATCGAAAACGCTTTGGGCTGTAAACTTGATTGGGATAGCGCAGAAGTCCAACGGACCGTATCGGGAGGCATGCATTACTTTTTCAGTGTACCGGAAGGGCGAGTTTTACGTCAGGGTTCAGACCTGTTAGACGTGGTGGGTTTTGACACGCGTACAAGCGGTAACGGATGGATTGCCAGTGGTGAAGGCTATGAAGATTTAACACTTTCGGGTTTGCCCGGGGCACTTGAAGTTGAAGACTTCCCGCCATTGCCAGATGAAGCGTTAAATCGTTTAGACCTTGGCTATGTGCCAACTGAAGCGGACGACCTAGAATTGATGATTGCGTATGAACCTTTAGAAGATCTTACGCTTGATGATATGCGCGTTTACTTGGACGCTTTACCTGACGATGTTGTCAATCGTTATGACCCTTGGAAAAATGTAGGAATGGCCTGTTATCACCAGACACAAGGTGGTAATGACGGTTTGCGCCTGTGGGCCGAATGGTCTAAAAAGTCAGAACACTTCGATATTGACGAAATACGCGCAAAGTGGAAAAGCTTTGGTAAAAAGAAGATCGCCGAGCCAATCACTTTCAGTACTGTAATACGGATGGCTGGTGGCCGACAAGTGCTTGCTCAAAAGAAAGCTGAAAACCTTTACGATGAAGCCGACGCGGTTGAAACGCGTGACCAGTATTTCGATTACCGGGATAAGATTAAAAAGCTTGACGCTTTAGCCGATGATATGCGCGGCATGATTGCAGCAAAGTTGGCCTGTAAGGTTGGTAAGGAAATCGGTTTAAGCAAGACGGAAATAAAAAAGGCGCTATTGCCTGAGAAGAAAAAAAAGCGCACCACTAATAGCGATACGCCTGAATGGTGCGCCGATTGGGTATATGTCGAGAAAACATGCGAATTTGCAAACACCAAATTAAATTATGCCATAAAGCGCGAAGCATTCAACGCAAAGTTTGACCGTATGCCAGAATGTCTAATGGCCGAAATGTCAGCTGCACAAATGGCCTTGACAAACTTCCAGATAGACACCGTTGTTGATGCGATGTATTGGCCTGGTGCCGATAGTATTTTTCAGCATCAAGGGCTTGATATGCTTAACGCTTATCACAGTGATGGTGTTGACGTATGCGACGATATTGACGAAGACGGCCAAAACGTTATCGACTTATTTTTAAAACACATTGAATTTACTCTACGGGATAAGCGTGAACAGCGTTTATTGATTGACTGGTTGGCTTACGTTTATCAGAACCCGGGTAGACGCATTAACTGGGCCTTACTGCTTCAAGGTACGCAAGGTACAGGGAAAAGCTATTTCGTTAACGTATTACAGCTTTTGATGGGCGGGAACGTTCGCAATCTTGACCCGACAGCTATCGCCGGTCGGTTTACAAGTTGGGCGCATGGTGCGTTGGTTGTGGCCGTTGAAGAAATACGCATTAGTGGTACGAATAAATATGAAGTGCTTGACCGCATGAAACCGTTTATTACTAATGACACTGTCCAGATTGAAGAAAAAGGGCGCGATCATCGCACTGTTCCGAACTTCACAAATTACTTGATGTTAACCAACCATAAAGACGCCATACCGTTAACTAGCGGGGACAGGCGCTATTGTGTTTTGTTTTCGCGCATCCAGTCGGAAAAACAATTGTTTGATTGGTTCGGTAGCGAAGAATTGGCGGCCGCTTACTTTTCAAACCTGTTCGATGAAACCCGTAGACGTGCCGACGCTATCGCACACTATCTTTTGAATCACCAGGTGAGTGAATCGTTTAACCCTGTCGGACGTGCGCCAGAGACCAATGCACGTAAACAGATGATGGAGATTGCGGTTAGTCCTGAACGATTAGCGCTTGAAGATGCAATTTGTAAGCATGAATGCGACGTGATAAATGATAGCGTTTTAGATGTCACCTGGCTTAATTCATTGTGTGAAATTGAAGGTGATGAGATACCAACTAAACGCGCTTTAACTGCCATACTTTTAGAAATGGGTTATGAGCAGGTGGACGGACGTCGGGTTAAAATCTCGAAGACTGACAAATTACATTATGTGTGGTTTAACGGATTAGACAGCGATACAGCTAAAACGAAAGTGCGCGAATTCCACAATAATGGGGTACCTTTTTAAGCGCACTTTATTGCGCACCTATTGCGCACCTTATTAGATTTATCTTATATGATAATGATAATCGTTTAATAAAAGTGCGCAAAGTAAGCGCACTTTTTCTTTTTGCGCACCCTTTTGCGCACCCTACTTAAATTATTGTTTTTACTTATTATTATTATTAAAAGTGTGCAAAGTGTGCAATAAATAAGAAAAACTGAAAATGGTGGGGAGTGTTTAAAAATAGGTAAAATAAAAATTTTAAAGGGTAGCTGAGCTATACAAGGGTTCTTTGCGCACTTGCGCACCTTTGCTATCCGACGCCGACGACATCGAGCAGAGTTTGCGCGAACGGTTTCCAGGGTGTGAGTGTGAAGTGGTACGACCAGACAAAATAATAACGAAAAGTAGTTGCAAACGAAATTCATTGGGGTATACTTGAATCATCAACTCAAGGAGATAAAGAAATGACAATTGCACATATAGTTAATGCTTCTTTTGACTGGAACTCTGATTTACCAATAGGTCACGAGATTGAGCTTTTGCTTGATGAGATTGAAAGGAAAGGGGCAAAAGTTTACCCGCAAAGCAGGCATGATTATTGGGTTGTTGAGGCAAATCTTTCTCCTGATGATTTCTTTAGGGAGTCAAAAAGTATTGGGCTTTCCTTAACAAAGGAGCAGTTGTTTAACAGGATTGACAGGATTTCTTTATGACACCACTAAAAACTCACATCAAACAAACCTACGGAAGCGTATACGCAGCAGCTAAGGCGACAGGTCGAACAGAAACGCAGTTGCACAACTGGATTAAACGCGGAGACTGTATCGACAAAGACGGTCAAGTATGGATTAAGTCAAAAGGGCGGTTACCTGTCGATGAACTGCATGCTGGTGCGGTAGACGACATCGACACCACAAAACGGTGACGTATAATTTAATTATTAACTGAGGAGGAAGAAATGAAAGCAAGCGAACTAATCTACCGCCTAGCCAAGGCGATTGAAAAGAATGGGGATTGCGAGCTTAAGATGACCGCGTGCGTCGATGAACGATACAACGTTGAATGCGAATTTAAGTGCCTGGATATAGTCAAGACTGACAACGGAACTTGCTTTGAATTGCGCGGGGAGGAGTGATGACCCTAGCTCAACTAATCAAAAAACACCCAAACCTAGCCAAGCGACGCATCAAGTCGTTTGAGCTAGACGGACCATACGTAAACAAAAACGGCGAGCAGGTTCTATCTGTTCGGTTAGAGAAATTGGAGGAAGGGAAATGAAAAACGCAGACAAGCCAGCATACCCTGATAATTGGGATGCAAAGTTACCAGGACTTACCAAGCGCGAGTATTTTGCTGGCTTGGCTATGCAGGGGTTATTGGCGAACAATGATTTAGCAGATGTTGAGGCGAGCCATATGGCTATTTGGGCTGTCATGCAAGCAGACGCACTTTTAAAGGAGCTTGAGAAATGAAACGACCATTCGGATTTGACTCAGCATTAAGAGAAGCGAAAGTTGTAAGCAGTTCTTCTAATATGACTATATCTAAAAACCTGATAACTGAACTTGAAGGTTTTATCGACAACCTAGAATCCAAACTACAACAACGGCCAGAATGCAACGGCGTGACAGACGATACGGAGGCTGTTCAAGCAATGTTGGATAAATCACACCAGCGCAAAAAGGTGAGCGATGCGGTTGATTATTTTGATGGGGTTTGGCCTGATGAAAATAGAATGACGATTTTTATCTATCCATGGTCTGACGAGTTTCATCTTGGCGACAAGGTTAGCAGTGACACAGTATGCACCCGCGAAGAATTCGAGGCAGAGGTAGAGCGGAGGAGGGGGGAAGAGTGGACGCATAGAACGAACGCTGGTGAGCGATGCAAAATCCACGTAAAAGAGCCTGACGTAAACGGAGTCATCATTGTCATGAACGAACGTGGCGAGTATTTGCGACACAACTCAGATTCACTAAAGCCCATCAAGCCAACGATAAGCGAAGATGCTAAAAGGCAGCTTGAGCTTTATGTCCAATATCGAGTTGATAAATATGGTGACTACTGCATGAAGTCTGACTTGTCTGATTACTTGTCGTATCACGACATCATCTAACTGGTCAAACCACAAAACAAAATTAACCCGTTATAATGGGTGAAACTAATGGAGGGAATGAAGATGAAGAAAATAAGCGGCGAGAATTACAGGCTTAAAGTTGATAAAGTCAAGGGTCATTCAATGTTTGCGCTGACTATCAGGCTCGATGGAATGGTTACAGTGATATGCGCAAAGTCAAAAGACGAATGTGTATATATCGCGAAATCTGCCTCTTACATAAATCCAATTGATGAGGATTTGATTCAGGAGGTGGTTATAACTGACGCAAACGCTTGGGAGGTCATCAAATGACATTCACAAACCTGCAAACCGCATACGACAGACAGCTACCATACGAGCCAGAATCAACGCCACTGACTTATGACGATATCAGCAATGATAACCTGTGGTATATCGCTGAGAAGCTGGCAGAGATTGTCGCAGACGGTAAAAACCTATCATGGGGTTATCGCCGGTCGTTTATCACGTCTAATCACGTTCAGACCGCGCTGGCTGAAGATTACGATACGATGTTTGAGCTAACACGCCTTACCATCGAATCGGACGCTAACGAGGCGCAGAAGTACCTGTTGGCTAAGTGGGATGAAAAGGCAAAGGAGATGATTTACGAGGCTATCGGCGAGGAAATGGCGATGCCGGTTGGTTATGATTGGGAGGATTTTTTGTGAATAGGCATTACCGCAAAATAACAAAGGCTCTGCAATTTAAGCCGAAAACAATCCAGGGTGTGGCGAAGCTTTCAGGGCTTCGCGGTCCTGATGTCACATATCAGATGTTCAGTCATCCAGAGCTGTTGCGCATGTTTACTTCAAACGGGGGTAGGGTATGAAACGCTACGGCACAATAGCCCCTACAATCATCGCAGAGGCGAAAACGGGCAAACATCGCACGGTGCTGTCACTATCCAATGCGGTAGGCTGTCACCCGCAATACGCGTATCGTGTGGTAAATGACAATATCGAGGCGTTTACAGCGATACATAAGGCTAAGAAGAGTTGGAGGGCGAGGAAATGAACGAATTCTATTACACATACATGGTAGTCACATTCGCCGGTATATCATGGGCATCGCTTGAACTTGCATGGGGTGAATATATCGAGCAGACGAAAGGCAATGTTGCTGCGGCGTGTTTTGGATGGGCCGTGTGGCTGTTTATGCTTGGATGGGGGTTGTGGTCTTGAACTACCGCGCAACCACAACAATCAGCGGTAAGGAGTATTCGTGTGACATACACGACGCACGCAATCTCCAGGAAGCAGAGCACGCATTCCAACAATGGATGTATAGCGAATACGAGCTAGACTTTATGCAATTGCCGGTAGGTGTTAGTTATCAGCTTTTAGTGGTTAATGATTGACACCACACAACTAACCCGCTATGGTGTGAGTGAGTAAATCATTTTGTTTCTTCCCCTCCAGTTGCCCTGTTATCCGCAGGGCTTTTTTTTGCACTGCTTTCACTGTAGAATGAATTATCACCAATGAGGGCAGCGCAATGGCATTTGACAAGGCATATCTAAAACTTAAAAATCAGAATCCGCGAGGTATTCCAGATGAATACACGTATTGGGGCCGCGATGATTCTATCGCCACTATTACAACGTCAGGCTATTTCAGTGCTGGCGACTTTGACGCAAAACAAGACCCGCGCGGCATTCTTAAAGATCCACCAGATACAAGCGAAGTTTTAATTCATGTTAGCTGCGCAGATGGCAGTTATCAGGTTAGTTACGACGTAGTTAGCGGGGTGGTTAGTGTTGTTTCCGCACAACCATCGTCAGATGTTGTATATACAGCAGGAACTGGCGGCGACTTCACTAACGCAGACGATGCTTTGAAGCTGATAATGAAAAAAGGCAAAGGCTACTACGGTGAAAACCCGCTAGTTGAGCTTAGGCTTCTAACCGGCTTCCAGTTAGATAAAAGTATCATTTTTGACGGTATAAATGGCGGGTTTATCACTATTACGTCAGACGACGCAGAGGTAACAATAGACAGGAGCGGACTAGTTGCAACAAATATTCCAAATCTTGACTATAATTCAACGCCTGCATTTTTGGCTGTAAACGGTGGCACATTGCCCACTGTCGGCGCGTTGTTCAGCATGGACACGTCAGGCTCGGCAGATTCTGCAAAACAGCATGGCGTTATGGCTGCTTGGGGCGGACACGTAAACGTTTCTTATGGGTGCGGCGTGAAAAATGCAACTGGTCGCGGCTTGTATCTTGTCAATGCGTCTGGATATGCAAGAAATAGCGTATGGGACGGAGCAGGGACAAGGGGTATTCGAGCAGGCAACGGCTCACTATTAAATGTGAGAGGGGCCAGCGCTACAGGGTGTGGCGAGTACGGCCTTGCGATGGGCGGCGCTTCGCTTGTTACAGCTAGTGGGTTGGATGTCTCTGGATGCCTTAACACTGGTATTTTAGTTGATAATGGTAGCCAGCTAAATGCAGATAGCGTTGTGGCCTCAGGATGCGCTACAAATGGTATGGATGTTAAGTTTGGGTCAACTGTTAACGTATACGCCGGTGACTTTAGCAACAGCGGGGCTAGGGCGGTTGATATAACGTCATCATTGGTCGAAATGGAAAACGCTAACTGCTCAAACGCAGGCAGTACGCCAATTGTTATCAACAAAGGCTCAAATGTTAACGCTCAAAACGTAACAGCGACGACTACAGGCAATACCGTTGCTGTATCCTGTACGGCATCAAGGCTCAACTTTAAAAACGGAACAGCTAGCTCAACAGGCGCGCAGCCGATACGAGTATTTGACGGCGCTATGATTGTGGCCGTAGGCTCTACAGGCGGGTTTAACGTGGCTGCTAATACAGTCACGGTTAACGGTATAATATTTAAATAATTGACAATCCGCAACGGTGAGCCATGGAGTACCCGAACACAGATTGAGTTATACCGGTTTGAGAATAGCGTCAGTTATGGCGCTATTACTCTGATTGTGTATAGACTAGATAACGAGGTTGATTTGCATGGGTTTGTTGGTACAGTTGACAGAGCTAGCATGAGAGAGCTGTTTAAACATTTAAAGACGCGAAACGTTACACACATTAACTGTTTGCGTAACGGCGTATTGAGACGGTATAGGATTAGATAATGCCTGACCTAAACATAAATATTGATACTGTGCTATACAGTAAAGACGGCAACGGAAACTTTATTCGGCCTTTGTATGCTGGCACTACTGATTTATATTCGGTTATTGTTGACCCTGATTGGTTGGGTGATGAAACAATTGATTCGTTTACTGTTACGTCTGATACGTTGACGGTAACAGGTAGTAACACTGATAACG